CTAATGCTATATATGGGAATGCAATTACTGCAAATGACGGACTTCCTTCAAATCCTGTCAGGACATACTGCAACGATACTAGTTGGTCATATAGTTGAGTTATTCCATCCTGCGGTTTATCTACATAGTCCTTTGCATTTTGTAAGAGATTGTAGAAACCTCCGTACCATTGGTTGATTGCAACGGACATCTGTACTTGCAACCATAGTGATATGATGAGTGCAAGTCCACCACCATATGCCCATGTTGCCCATTCTTTCGATCTGTAAAATGATTTAATCATAATTTCTGTCTATCCACAATTCTTACTTTGGGATTTTGTTGGTCATAGATGTATACCTCCTTGATGGGGCCGTCTATGTGTTTATCCCAATAGTCTAAGAATCTTGTTATTCTAGGGTACTCTGGTAGTTGGTCTTGAGTCTGCCACATAAACTCGTTCACGATATGTAGGTGATCTGGTATGTAGTACACTACCTGAACTGTCGCAACAGTCCATTTTCTGAGAATGTATGTCATATAGGGAGTATTTATCCCCTATGAACTTGTGGTATCTCCTCTACTGGCTTGAGTGACCTAAGATACCTATCCACTTCTGTATATCCTCCGATATACTTTCCGTCTATTACGACTTGTGGTACAGTTCTTGCATCTTCTCCTGCAAATTTCTTCATTTGTGCGAAGTTCTCTGGCTCAGAGACATCTATTTTAGTTACCTCTGCATCATTCTTTTTGAGATCCCTGACTACGTTATCACACCAAACGCAAGTCTTTGTCCCATATACTATTGCATCCATGTATAAATACTTTCTTTGACAGTTTATAAGAATGGCTGTGGGGGAAGGAATCGAACCTTCAAAAACCTCTCTCTACAAGGGTTCGGACACTCAACAAGTGCCTGTGTTTACCAATTTCACCACCCCACAGTTCATTACTTCTTTTCTCTTTTCTTAATCAATTCCATTTGTTCTTCCAAAGTATATTTCGACAGTTCACGAGCTCCTTTATTCAATTTCTCAATAACTTTATAAATATCGTTTGGTTTATAAATGGTAATAACTTCATCATCTTTCATGATAATAGATTAGCACGTTTCATCGCACTAATCATTCTGGTCACACCTATTCCACCACCAAATCGTGGTATAAAATCGTGTGCAAGAAATTCATTGAGTTCTTCTTCAACTCTTTCCTTACCAAACAGATTGAATAACAATTCTGCATATCCCCCTTCAGAGATGGTGTAAAATTGTTCTCTCATTTCCTCAACATCTGTACCACGTTCTGCACTACCGATAGTTTCCATTCCACCCATAATGACATCGCACTTGTTGGCCAGTTTCTTGTCCTTTTTCACATCCAGTTCACCAAGTTTCATATTCCAGAAAGGGCTCGTTGATTCTGGAAAATGTGTCAGGAAGAATACATCTCCGTATTCTTTATACAATTCTTCTTCATGACTAGCATCTAACTCTGGGCCAGTATATTTTGCAAGTACACTTTGGTAGAATCCGCCTGGGAAATCCTCAGTATACATATTTCTTTCAGTCTTGGATTTGAATCCAAGATGTTTACAAAGATCATTCTCTAATTGAAGAAGATCTTCAAAATCTCCATGTGCTTCAAATTCAAACATTGGAAATATTACATCGTGTCGGCCAGGTAACGGATTCTGTTCTTGTCTGTAACTGGTACTGACACAATAACACCCTTGTAAGTCTGGTTTCGTAAGTAATTCGTATTCCAACCACATCTGGCCAGTTTGTGGTAAAGGCCAAATTTGTCCTTGATATTCATATGTTGCAACTGTTGTTGGATCTTCACAGGCAGCTAGAATTGACAGTCTGTTTTGGGTATGAACTTCTAGGAAGGATTTGGAATCGAAAAACTCACGCAGACTTTTGACCACTTGGGTATATTCATGTGGGTCAATTAGTCCTATTGTCATAGTCTTTCCTCTCTCTCAAAATTTAGGTTCTAGTTTATTTATACATGAGAGAGTATATTATTTAAGACCAGGCTGACGAGCGGGATCCCACCACGATTCCCATGCAAAATCTATCCATGCATTTTCGGAATCTTTGGCAATCTCATGGACATAATAATCTGGTTCAATATCCTGTTCATTATTTAACCATAATGTTGCAAATCTTACGTCACAATTTTTATGTACGGAGTTTTTTATTAGGGTATGTTGTATTTTTTTAAAGGTTACACCAGAGTCACATATATCATCAACGATGAGTACACATTTGTCTGTTTTTCTTGGTAGGTATTCTTCCCATTCTGGAAAGTCTCTTAGTGCGGTAACAATAGGTTTGAAAGGTTTCTTTAACCAATGACTCAACATAATACCAGGCGTCAATCCACCTCTACTGAGTCCAACAATCACATCAGGCGTAAATTCTGATATAGTAATGTCACGACATAGTACACCTACATCTCTAACAATTTCTTCCCATCCATACCATATTTTTTTCATATAGGTGCAACTGAATCTTCAGGATTTAATTTCTCCATAACTTCTCCTATGGTAATAAATTTACCATGACCAGCCTTTATGAAAGATTCACCACTTCTGAACAATTCAAATTGACCAGTATCCCCTTGTTCTATCTCACAAGTGTCTAAGAGTCTGTTATTAATATCAGCAGAAAGACTTTCTGCCTGTGGTCTGTAGTTTCAAGAACCACAATATTTTATGTTCCACATATTATTTTACAGTAATTACTATTGCAATCCAAAGTAACAGAACGATGATGACTAACAGTTCCATTGCAAGTAGTGTATGATACCATACCCATTTTGCTTCGTACTGTTTATCCCTTTCCAGTTCTACTTTGGTCTTACCTTCTTGTAATCGGGGAATCCAATTATTCTCCCATTTTTCTTTAATGTGTTTGAAAAATTTCATATTTGCAAAAATACTTCCGCTCTATCAAGAAGTAAATAATCCATTTTTACTACCTCCATCATATTGAATTGTGCAAGAACTTCTGGTGTAGAGAATTCTGCACAACTGTAGACATCACATTGTACTAGTGATGGTCTATTTTCATCCCATATATGAATAGCGATATGACTAGTTTCAATTATCACTACCCCTGTTATACCTTGATTTCCTTCTTTAGTTACATATCCTGCATATGGCCCTTTGACAATTTTCATGTCAATGACCTTCACCAAATTACGAAGCCATGATTTACATTCTCTTTCCGTTGTTATCGGATGAGTCACCTCTGCACGAATTAATAAGTGTTTGTGCTTCGGCATTGAATACCTCTGTTAATTTGTTTCTAGTTCGTATATTAATATCTATACGATTATAAAAATCCCTCCAAGTGTCCAGAGGGATTACGTTATCTGATTTTATTTCCTTGATTCTTTTTTCTATCCAATCTTTCATGTTAAAATTTAGATATAAATCTTGCAATCGGTTGTACAAATGGAAGTAAAGCGATTGCCATAAGTGCATTCACTCCTGTATGTACCAATGCAATTTGTTTAGTGATACCTTGTGGCATTCCATCAGAAACCATAATACCAGCCAACCAGATAGTGCCCGTAGTGCCGATGTTCGCACCAAGTACTGCACCTATTGCAGATGGTAGTGGTAATGCACCAGATGCAACTAATCCGATTATTGCAGTAGTTGAAAGTGAACTGGATTGCCATAATAGGGTACATACGATACCCCCTAAGAACATCCAGTATGGGTTATGAATAAAAAATTCCAGATGTTCCAGTTTTCCCATCGATTTCATTCCACCTGAGAACATTTTTAAACCTATGTAAAAAATTATTAGACCTAACAAGGTCTGAAATATGGGATTGTTGAATTCCATAAAATTTCCTTTTTTATATTTCCATGAATCGTAAAGTTTTCTGTGTTTTTTTATCATACTAAACCAATCGGGCCTCGTAATAAGAACATTATAATTGCGCCTACCATTCCCCAAAGGAAACTCATATATGACCACTTGAGAAATTTGTATTTACTGAGAGCAAGAATTTTTCCTTGTCCGTATATGTCGGTAGCGATTGCATCATATACTAAATCATCACTCATCAATTTTTCTGCATAATCTTCTTTATATTCATCAATATCTATATGAGCAAAATGACCAAAAAATAAAGGATTAAAATGTGGAGATGTTCTGTCTATATCTCCTGTCGCATCTTTTGGATAATCTGTTTTAGGTATGATTGCAAATATTGCAAAGATTAATGAAAAGAAACACCCTAATGCAAATGTCAATAAAGGCCATCTCATCAACTCATTATCAAGGTTTGCAATCGCAATAGAAAATACAACAGATGCTACTGTAATCATGATATTGGCCTTTGCATCAGCCATTAGACTCAATCTAGTTTGATTAACATGATTAAGACGGAAAATATTATCTACTGCATTACGACTTTGTTTATCTACTGGTACTTTTGCAAAGTGATTAATTTTTTCTTTATCCATGTGAATATTTATCACACGAATGTTAGGGTTAGGTTAAATGTTAGTTAGGGGTTTGTTAGATATTAATAGTTCTGCCGTGTTCTGCAACGGAATCTATTAATATTTTTCTGAGGTCTTTTCTTTTATCTTCAGGCCATTCTAAGAGGGATTCTTTGACCTTTTCTTCTTCACCATTTAGTGCAAGTCTTTGTATGTTCACCATCATTTCATGTTCTCGTAGGTGTTCTGGATGTTTCACTTGACCATCATTAGGTGGTAACAACATATGTTCTTTTACTGTTCTTCTCTCCGTTGCATTCTCAAAATTAATCTTGTGCATTTTTTTCTTTATAATCTTTTATTGCAGCCTTAATTGCATCTTCTGCAAGGACTGAACAATGTATTTTCACAGGGGGTAATGACAACTCCTCGACTATTTCCGTATTCTGTATCAGACTCGCCTCATCAACTGTCTTATCCTTGATCCATTCGGTTGCAAGAGAACTGGCTGCAATCGCACTACCGCATCCAAAGGTTTTAAACTTTGCATCGACAATTTTATTGTCATCTCCAACCTCTATCTGTAGTTTCATTACATCGCCACATTCTGGAGCACCAACAAGACCAGTACCGACAGACTTGTTCCCACTATCCAAACTACCAACATTACTTGGTCTTTCATAATGTTTTATTACCTTTTCTGAATATGCCATTTATTGCATCCACGCAGGGGAAAATACTTCCTCTTGTTTTACTGAAAAACTCGTAGAACAACCACACGTTGAGGTTGCTCTAGGATTCTGAAATCTTGGGCCTGGTGCAGATAGGTCTTTCGACCAATCTATTTCCAGACCATCTACTACTAAATGACTTTTTTTATCTATGACTATAGGTAAACCCTCAGACTCAAAGAATAAGTCTCTATTGGTAGGTTTACCAAACTCTAGTACATACTCATAACCAGCGCAACCACCACCCTTGACAGATATTCTCAATGGAACATCTTCGGGCAGTTCTTCATCCTCACGAATTCTTTTGAAGTTTCTGGCTGCAATTTCAGTTAGACTGATCATTTATCTGCTTTTACCTTTTTGTCAAGTTTCTTTAACTTTGCAGAAACTACATCTACTGTAGTTTGCACTATTATGGGTAATAGATCCCTAAAACTTAGTGCAATCAAAAATATTGCAAGGTATTCAAACTCCTTGTAATCTGCTAGATATGATATTTGAAATATGTAAAATACAAATAACATACCAGAGCCCATATAGACTAGGTTTCTTATAAAGTCTGCAAATCGACTTTTACTATGCGACATCAATACTAATACTGAATAAAACACAATGAAAATTATCATCAATGTGAAATTCAGATGTGTCGTAAAAAGTTCTTGAATATCCATTATTGACCCCCATGAGCATCATGTCCACCAGCTCCCGCTTGCAGAATTTCTGAAATAGATGGTCTTGCTTCACATTTGTTTTTATATGCAATCGCTGCACCCTCATCACATTTTCCTGCAATGATTAGTCCAAGAGACTCCTCGTAGTTATCGTTCATATCATCCATTTCATGGTCAATAATTTCCGATAATTCCATTGCTCTTTGCATTAGTAAATTGTCAATACTATCTACTATAGAACCCATTTGATAACTGAGCCACAGTACTGCAAATACTAATAACCAAATGACTCTAGTTTGTTTTACTGCCAAAACTGGTTCTATTTCTTCCTCATGTATAGTTGGGTCATCATAAGGCTTCACTTCTGGCTTCTTTGCTTGTGCCATATTATTATTCCTTTCAATTCAGTTCAGTTATAATTAATTATTTTTCTTTGTCATCAGGACTTCCCCCAATAACTTTATCTAATCTTTTAAATATTTGTGTTTCCAAATGTGGTAGTAATCTAATACCACTATATCCTATAAAAAATGCGATTGCAAGTGCTGTCATAGGCCCGAATTCCAACCACTCCATGAGTGCAGGAATAAAGAATTCTGCGGCAATCCAACCTACTATGGCTGCAACCGCAAGGTTTCTGATTTCCCACATCCAACCTTTCCACTTGTGTACTAATCCATTAGTCAATCCTCCAGCGGTTGATGCAAAAACACAACACCACTTTGCACCGAATATTGCTAACATTGTCTCCATGTAAATACTCCTTTTTTTTAAAATTATTACCTAAGTATTTATCCATATCGACCCTCTCTAAATGAAAATTCTAGTTGTTTATCATCTTTCGATAGTTCTCTATCTAGAGCGTCAAGTAACAAAGTTTCCAATAAGTATGTAAGTTTAACTTGTTTCTTATCTGCGATCCGTTCAAATGCCATCATTGATATGGGAGAAATGTCCATACAATTTATTGCATCCTCAAATCGTTCACATCGTTCTCGTCTTTTTATCGCATCTATGTCATAGTTTGTCATGAAAGATTCCCTTGTTTTTTCCCCTTACTTTTCTTTTTCTTTTTGGGGTTCAAACCTTTGGGTTTCTTTGTCTTAGGTTTTGTTGATTCAGATTTTGCTTCTTGTTCTGCAAGAAGTAAATCATCTTCTCTTACTTGTTTTTCTTGTGTTTTATCTAATGGCCAACCTGAGAGCCATGCAGTAAATTTATTCCATAATGTTGACATTATATCTCCTTACTCATTTCGGGGTTAGGTTCTATTTTGGTGTGGTATGCACAATGTGGACAAGTCATATTGCGTGACTTCCATGAGTAACTATCTTCTGATGTTGCATAACTCCACCAATTT